GCACTCCGAGCGGACATATCCGTCGTCGTCGTCAATCGACACTTTGCCGCCAGATTCGACTATGCGCTCGATTTCTACCTCTGCGTTCTCTACCAGCTCGTATGCGGGCATACCAAACCTAGTGGGAGGGGGGCGGTCTAGCCTCGGCTTACCCGAGAGAAGCCTGCGCAAGAGAAGCGAGTTTTCAACCGACTCGGTGCTAATGTGCTTCCCGTTGGCAAGGCATATGTCGCAGTACTCCTTGAAGCACTCGATAACGCGCTCAATATCCTCTGGCGAGAGCGTTCTTTCTTTCATCTTTTCTCACCCTTGGGGAGCCTGTGGTGGTTCTTTTGCCTCGGGCTGGGGCGGAGCCTTTCCTTTTTCTTCGGGTTTGCCTTCCGAGTCGGCCTTATCGCCCTTGACCAGTTTCTCAAGTGTATCCCAAACGGAGTAGGCCTTCAGCTTCTTGGAGGCCTGGCCTCCGCCTGGGGCGCCTGGCGGGGGGCCGCCCATCCCTCCGCCCCCCATAGGGGAAGGCAAGGGTGGGGGTGCGCCGCCGCCGCCACCACCAGCGGCTGGCATTGGGGGCGGTGGGGCTCCACCGCCTGGAGGCGGTCCTCCGGGTGGCGGGCCGCCAGGAGGGGCATCGACCTCGTTGAGCTGCCGTGTATTGATGTAGTTCATGAAAGTCTTCATCACAGTAGTTATGAGTTTGGCTCGTGATTTGCGTTTGGGATTGCCGTCGATGTCATTCGGGGACTATCCTCTGTTTTGGAGGCCATGACATGCGAAAGATACTGCTTTTCTCTGACATACACATCCATCCCCACAAGAGGAGTCAGCAGAGGCTGGACGACTGCCTCCGGGCTCTGCAGTGGGTTTTTGATGTGGCCAAAGACGAGTCGATAAAAGAAATACTTTTTGGCGGCGACCTGTTTCACGACCGCCAGAAGATCGAGGTCTATACCTACCAGCGAGCGTTTGAGGTCATCTATGGAAACATGTTGAGTGGGAGCTTTTCGCTCACGCTCCTGCTGGGAAACCATGACCTTTGGTTCAATGACAGGACAAACGTCAGCAGCGTGACGCCCCTTTCTGCAATACCAGGAGTCCGTGTGGTTGGTGAACCCGCAAGGATAAACATCTGCGGCTCCAACTGGGATTTCGTCCCCTTCACGCACAACCCGATAGAGACCTTGGAGCAATTGAGGGCCATGCCCGGCGATCCAGAGTACGCTCTTGGCCACATCGCCTTGGACGGCGCGATACTCCATGGCAGCCAGCAGTCCGATGTGGCCATCGAGCATGACGGGGACATGGTGAGGGTGAGCCCTTCTATCTTCGGGCACTACAGGCACACATACCTGGGTCATTATCACGCCGAGCAGCGTGTCAACCTAAAAGTTGAGTACATCGGATCGCCCTTGGAGCTCAGCTTCGGGGAGGCCTTCCAAGAGAAGCACCTTATAATCCACGACTGCGAGAGCGGGGAGCGCCGCTACGTGGTCAACAACTTCAGCCCGAAGCACCTGATCGTGAAGGCGGAGGATCGATCCAAATACGATTTGGAGGGCAACTTCGTGCAGATCAAGGTGGACGACATGAGTGCCACAGACCTGCTGACCATGAAGAGAGAACTCCAGACGGAGTCCAATGCCGCCTCTGTGGAAATAAAGCAGCAAAAAAGGGCCATAGAGGAACATGTAATTCGTGATGCCAAAGCTATCTTAAATCAAGGCGATATGCTGGCACGCTACGCCAACGAGGTGGGCCATGATGGTCTTGACCTAGAGCAGCTTCTTGCGGTGGGCAAGAAAATCTGCCAGCAGACGGAGCAAGATTGAATTTCGTAGTCACGGGCCTAAACGAGAAGTTCTGGAACCCTTGGGGCCTGTCGTGGGCGCTTTCTCTGCGCAAGATCGCTCAGACCAAAGCGGATGTGGTGGTTCTGAACTATGGGCTCTCGCTTCGCTCCAAGAACATCCTTGAGTCCCTTGACATTTCCGTGCTGGACGGGGCAAGCAACGGGACTTTGAGGCAGTCTTCCTTGCTCCAGTCGGCGAAAAGCGCAGTCAAGGGCGGCGACAAAGTTGTTTATTTCGACGCAGACATTTGGTTCCAAAACAACTTCGATGAAATTTTCGATGAGATAGAAGACTCTAGACTCAGGCTATCAAGCAACTTCAATCAGGGATTCATGGCTGGTAACTCCAGAGCTTGGTCCAAGTACACCGACATACACGCGATATGCCAAGGCACCAAGGAGAGCCGTGTCTATGAGGCGCTGGTCAACTTCTTTCAAGGCTTTTTCGATACCACCAACCACAGGTACAACTGTCCCAACGTGCATCAACTCGTCGATGTCGATGGCGCGCTGACCCACATGGGGATGCCGGTCGCTGGGATACACTTCACGGGACCGCTTAAAACTCTTGGGCTGAAGAGAAACGTCACTTTCCAAGAACGACACGCCGACCTGTTCGGGGAGTACATCAACTCATATCGAACAAGGCACATCTACCTCGGCAAGCCCAGCCACCTGAAAAGTTAAGAGCAACCCTGCCTTGCAAAAGATTCGCGTGGTGGATACTTTCTGTTTACCACACGGCACGGTGACACATGCGCAAATTGAACATCAAATATGCTGCTGCATATAATTTCCTCCCCTTCGGACCCGATGGAATAAAAATATCATTTCAGAACCATGGCAACGTGGTGCTGATAAGGGGCGAGAACCGTGACGCCAAGCAGCTAGAGGAGAGCCTGGCATCCGACGAGATGAGGGTGAGCAGCAACGGGACTGGGAAAAGCAGCATACAAGAGATCGTCGTATACGGGCTATACGGCAAGACCGTCAAGAGGCCGGAGAAGGTCGGCGCAAACGATGTTGTGCACAATAAGGTCGGGAAAGACGCCAAGGTGGAGATACACTTCGACGACTACAGGGTTGTGAGGACGCGCAAGGACGGCGGCAACGACAAGAAAAACACTCTGCGTCTTTGGGAGAGCCCCGAGGGCAGGTGGGACAAGGACACGGAGGTGACCCTCGGCACGATGGCCCTGACCCAGAAGAGGATAGAGGACATCATAGGCCTTTCGTACGACGCATTTATCAACATCTGCATCTTCACCGACGATCAGCGCGCCTGCTTTTTGGAATGCGACAACAGGCAGAAGAAAGAGATAGTCGAGAACATGCTGTCGCTAGGCACCTACAGGCAATGGCACGAAGGCGCTCGGGCTCTAAGGAAGGAGCTGAAGGGTCAAATAGACATCAAGGCCAAGGAGTACATGATACTCGAGAACAACGTGTCCGAAGCCACCAAAAGGCTGGAGGCATCCAAGCAAAAGGTTAGGTCTTGGTACGAGCTGAAGGTCAAGGAGGTGGAGGATGTAGGCAACAAGATAGCCACCGTAGAGCAGATGATGGAGAAGACAGGAGGCGACCAGAGCAAGGCGTTGAAGGAATATGAGGACGCACAAGCTAGGATCAAGGAAATCGAGGGAGCTCTGCCATCCCTAGACGGGAAGCGGGCCGACATCGACTCAAAGATCAAACTTGCAAACGAAAAGGAAACAAAAGTCAAGGCGGAGGCCCAAAAGACCTCCGAGGCCCTGCACGACCTTGCCAGGAAAATCAAGGGCCTGAAGGAGGACAAGGACAAGAAAAAGTCCGACATAGATGCCGTTGCGAGCATGGCTCCAGGAACCACGTGCGACAAGTGCATGGGCGAGATCATGGAGCAGAATCTTGAGGGTTACGCTGCGAAGGTTCGCAAAGAAATAGCCGAAATAGACAACGAGATAAACGTACTTGCAACAGCGTCTGGACGGCTATCTGAAGAGGCCACTAAAACCAAGGAGATGCTGGACAAGATCAGGAAATTCATTCAGCAGCAATCCACGGAAATGGCCAAAGTTGATTCGGATATCAGGTCGCTTAACTCCGAGATGGCGACCTGTAGCAAGGTCAAGGAGCCGAAGGTGGATCAACACCTTGCGGTGCTCTCTGGCAAGCTGGACGAGCTGCGCAAGCTCTTGGACTCAAAGAAGAAGGAGCTCGACTTCGGCTCCCCATTCGCAGAGATGGTCAAGTCCGGCGAGGATGAGCTGGTCAAAGACAGCCAGCTTGCCGCAGATAAAAAGCAGGAGGTCGCTGAGCTGGAGGCTCAACTGCCATACGTCGACTACTGGATCACGGGCTTCGGCGATCAAGGAATACGCAAGTGGGTCGTTGACGGCGTCGTTCCCGAGCTCAACAGCAGAATCAACTACTGGTTGCAATTCCTAATTGACAACAGGATCACCCTCCAGTTCGACAACGAACTGAACGAAACCATCCAGCGGAACCCTGCCGACGGCGACCCCTACGTGTACCACGCGATGTCAACGGGCCAGCGAAGAAGGCTTAATCTTGCCGTCAGCCAGTCGTTTGCCCATGTCATGTCAATGAGCTCCGGAAGCCTCCCATCCCTCGTGTTCCTCGACGAGGTAACCACGAATGTCGATCCCGCCGGGGTTTTGGGCATTTTCAACATGATCATGGAGATAGCGCAGGACAAGCAGGTTTTCATTACCACCCACGACCACGACCTCCTGCGAATGCTGGGTGGTTGCGACACAATCAGCTTGGTTCACGAAAACGGCTACACGAAGCTTGTCGACTGATCAAAAAAAAACGAACCTTGGTGATTACATAACCTTCCCCACTTGGGGCAGAAGCAGGAGGAATCATGAGCATTTTCGACAAAAGGGTCGCATTCAAACCCTTCGAATACCCGGAAGTAACAGAGTACAAGAACGCGATCACCCACAGCTATTGGCTAGTGAGCGAGTGGAACTTTATAAGCGACATACACGATTTCAACGTGAAGCTTGACCCGATTGAGAGGAACGCCCTCAAGAACGCCATGCTCGCAATCTCGCAGATCGAGATTTCGGTGAAAAAGTTCTGGACGAGACTTGGCGACCGTTTCCCCAAGGCAGAGTTCGATCAGGTCGGCGTGACGTTCGGGGAAAGCGAGGTCAGGCATTCTGACGCCTATTCGCACCTTTTGGAGGTGCTGGGCATGAACAAGGAGTTCGACCAGCTCATGGAGAACCCTGTTATCCAGGGCCGTGTCGATTATCTCACGAAATATCTCAAGGGTGCATCCGACAACAGTAACGAGAACTACACTCTCGCCTTGACCCTGTTCAGCATATTCATCGAGAACGTGAGCCTTTTTAGCCAGTTCGTGATCATCAAGTCTTTCAACAAGTACAAGAACTGCCTTAAGGACATCGACAACGTCGTCCAGGCTACCCAGAAAGAAGAGCAGATACATGCGCTCCTTGGGGTCTACCTCATCAAGCAGATACACAAAGAGTTCCCTGGGTGGTTCAACGAGGACTTCTACGAAAAGCTCTATCGCGCCTGCAAGAAGGCGTACGAGGCAGAGGAAAAGATCATAGATTGGATTTTCGAGGCGGGAGAGCTTTCGTTCATGGCCAAGGCCGTGGTAAAGGAGTATGTCAAAAAGCGGTTCAACGACAGCCTAGAGATGATAGGCGGCAAACCCGTTTTCGATGTCGACAAAACCAAGGTGGCAGAGCTTAAGTGGTTCGAGGACGAGATTCATGCTGAAGTGAACACGGATTTCTTCCACAAGAAGCCCGTGACGTACTCCAAGAAGACCAAGCCCATCAAGGCCGACGACCTGTTTTAGAATTTGAAGAAACCGAAATGGAGAATGACATGAGCGAATACAGGTGGCTGACAGACCTCTCCCAGCAGTTCTTGGAGAGGGACTACCTCGTCGACGGCCAGACGGTGGACCAGCGCGTTGATGAGATTTGTGGCTGCGCAGAGAGGCTCCTAGCCAAGCCTGGGTTCGCTGCGAGGTTCAAGGAGTACTTCAAGAAGGGCTGGTACAGCTTCAGCACGCCCATCTGGACTAACTTCGGAAACGACCGGGGGTTGCCCATAAGCTGCTTCGGCAGCTACATCGAGGACTGCATGGAATCCATCGCCTTCACTTGGGCGGAGGTGGCCATGATGACCAAGCATGGCGGGGGCACAAGCGGGTTCTTCGGCAATCTGCGTGAGCGTGGCGCCAAGATACGGAAGAACGGCGAGAGCTCAGGGGCAGTCCACTTCATGCAGGCCTTCGACAACCTCATCAACGTTGTCAGCCAGGGCAAGACGAGGCGTGGAAACTTTGCGGCATACCTCAACGTCGACCACCCCGACATCATGGAGTTCCTGCAGATAAGGAACGAGGGCTTCCCCATTCAGGATCTGTCCTACGGGGTGTGCGTGCCCGATCGGTGGATGCAGGAAATGATCGACGGGGACGGCGAGAAGAGGAAGGTCTGGGCCAAGATACTTGAGAGCCGCTCCAACCTAGGCTTCCCCTACATAGCCTTCATCGACAATGCCAACAACGGCGCCCCCGACTGTTACAAAGACAAGGGCGTAAAGATCACGCACTCCAACCTCTGCTCGGAGATATTCCTTCCCGACGGGCCGGACGAGTCGTTCGTTTGCGACCTGAGCAGCATGAACATCCTCCACTACGATGAGTGGAAGGACACCGATGCTGTCGAGCTGATGGTCTACTTCCTAGACGCCGTGATGACGGAGTTCATCGAGAAGGCGTCGAAGGTCCAGTTCCTTGAGAGAACCGTCAAGTTCGCCGAGAGGCATCGCGCCCTCGGCATCGGGTGGCTCGGCTGGCACAGCTATCTACAGAGCAAGATGATCGCCTGGGAGAGCATGGAGGCGAAGCTAATCAACACCCAAGTCGCCAAGTCGATACGGGACGCAGCCTACGCAGCGTCCACCAAGATGGCCTTAGAATACGGGGAGCCCGACGCTTGCAAGGGTTTCGGGAGGCGCAACACGACGCTGCTAGCCATCGCGCCAACAAAGTCTTCCGCATTCATCCTCGGGCAGGTTTCGGAGGGCATCGAGCCCCACCGGACCAACTACTACATCAAGGACTTGCAGAAGGGCAAGTTCACGGTGAAGAACCATGAGCTTGAGGCCCTCCTGAAGCAGAAGGGCAAGGATGAGGAGTCGGTCTGGCAGAGCATCCTCATGAACGGGGGCAGCGTCCAGCATCTGGACTTCCTGTCCGACCACGAAAAGGACGTCTTCAAAACATTTGCCGAGATAAGCCAAAAGGAAATCATCATACAGGCCGCCGCAAGGCAGAAATTCATCGACCAGGGACAGTCGCTGAACCTCATGGTCCACCCCTCCATACCAACCAAAGACGTGAACGCGCTCATAATCGAGGCTTGGAAGCTGGGGGTCAAGAGCCTCTACTACCAGATATCGGTCAACGCCGCCCAGAATTTCTCCAGAAACATTCTGGCCTGCAAGAGCTGCGAGTAGAGCATATCGAGCTTCTATAACCCCCGTGCCCCAAAAAGGCACGGGGATTCTTGTTGTTGGACGAAGAAATTTTTTTTAGACTGTGCGACAGGCGGACACTCCTTTAATCCGTACGTACAAAAGGCGGAGCTCCAGAAAATGTCCTGCAAATACATCATCGTGGCCGGCGGCGTTTTCAGCGGGACCGGGAAGGGAGTTTCTGCGGCGAGCGTGGGTCTTCTGCTGAAACTGCGTGGCCACAAGATTGACCTTATAAAGTTCGACCCATACCTCAACAGGAACGCCGGCATCCTCGCGCCCAGCCAGCATGGCGAGTGCTTCCTTTGCGACGATGGCACGGAAACCGACCTCGATCTCGGCCACTACGAGCGGATCGCCGGCATCAACATGTCCAAGGCCAATATCTGCACATCTGGGACGCTCTACAAGGAGCTCGACGAGGAGCAAGAGGCAGGCAAGTACCTAGGCCAGACCATACAGGTCGTGCCCCACCTGACAAACAAGATCATCGACAGGCTGGTCCAGCTTGGTCGCGACAAGGACGTGGTCGTGGTTGAAATAGGGGGCACAATCGGCGACAGCGAAAGCGACTCGTTCTTTGAGGCGGTGCGGCAGTTCAAGCAGATGCTTAAGGACGATGTCCTCGTGACGATGGTCGCCCCCATCATCTGGGTTCCGACGATCAACGAGCTGAAGACCAAGCCGCTACAGAACGCAGTAAAGGACCTCCAGAGCTACGGCCTCCAGCCGGACATTATCTTCTGCAGGACGGATCGCCAGATTCCCGAGAAGATCATGAGCAAGATATCCCAAATGACTAATGTGAAGCGCGAGTGCGTTTTCGAGGCTCCGGACGTCAAGAGCATCTACCAAGTGCCTTTGGAGTTCTACGACAGGCACGTTGACGACCTCTTCGTCGATCTTTTCAGGCTGGGCAGGAGCTCGTGCCGTGTACATAAGTACAGAGAGGTCGTTGAAAAATATGTCGCCAACCACATGGACACGGTGGAGATTGGCATTTTCGGCAAGTACGAGAACTGCGACGAGGCTTACATCAGCCTGAAGGAAGCGCTAACGCATGCCGGAGTTGCAAACGACGTCAGGGTCGTCATCAGGTGGATAAAGGCCGAGGAGTTGGAGAAGTACAAGGACAACCGAGGGCTTCACAAGTATTTTGAGGGGCTGCACGGAGTCATAGTGCCGGGCGGATTCGATGCGAGGGGCGTGGAGGGCAAGATCAAGGCCATCCAGTACTGCAGGGAGAAGCGGCTGCCCTTCCTAGGGATATGCCTCGGCCTTCAGATGGCTGTAGTGGAGTTCGCGCGAAACGTCTGCGGCTTCCAAGGCGCCAACAGCCTCGAGTTCGATAAGGGAACACAGCATCCGGTCGTGCATTTCGTCCACGGGCAGGAGGAACTCATCAAGAAGTCCGCCAACATGAGGCTGGGCGCATACGAGTGCGAGCTCGCAAAAGACAGCCTTGCACATGAGCTATACAACGCCAAGCATGTGTCAGAGAGGCACAGGCACAGGTACGAGGTGAACTCCGAATATTTGGAGTCCTATGCAAAAAAGGGATTAAAGGTATCTGGGCTGAGCACAGAAAGCGGCAGACCAGGGCAGGCGGGATTGGTGGAAATTATGGAGCTGGACCGCTCTGTCCACCCATACTTTATCGGCACCCAGGCCCACCCGGAGTTCAGGTCTAGGCTGATGTCGGCGAGTCCTCTTTTCAGGGGACTCATCACGGCCGCCAAGAACATGCGTGACCAGAGCCAAAGTGGGCAAGAAGCATAACGATTTAAAAATAAGTTGCAACATAGATAAATTACCATGCGATTCAAAGAGTTTCTCATCAACGAGCAGCAGGCCTATCTCGGGCAAAAGGTCGGGGACATACTCACGGCGGTACAAGAGCTCATGACCGATGCGCAGGGCATGGGCACTCGCGACCTCGTAAGATATACCCAGCAGGTTGTCAATCAGATCAGGCCGATTCTCCACAGTAGCTGGCCACGCGAGGAGAGGAAGTTCCTGCTCACTCTCCAGAAGGTCGCAGTTTCTCTCTCCAAGGCGATTGAGGACAAGGGCGACCTCCCGAGCAAGCTTGCAGGCAACGCCGAGGTTCTCCAAAAGCTAGTCGCAGACCTTGGTGTGCCGATCAACAAACTCAGCACCACGGACTCAGCGCCGCCCACACCAGACTCCAAAGGGACGGACATCTCTGCCCAAGGCGAAGCAAAAGCCGAAGCCCCGCCTCCAGCGGAGGGCCAGAAGACAGCGCCCGACGCGCCTCCTGGTGCGGCCGCTCCGCAAGAGGAGCTTCCGCAGGCCGGATCGCCCCTGCCACCAGACCAGGGGCTTTACGCCCCTAGCCTAGGCGGAAGCTCTGGGCCGCTGGACGCGTTCTAAAGGAGGTGCCCCATCTGTGGCATAGCCGGGTTCATAGGGGCCTCCACGAGGCCCGAAGTAAGTTTTGCGATACTGACCAAGCTTCTTGAGAAAAGCGAGTCCAGAGGGATCGACGCTAGCGGCTACTGGGCAGTTTGCGCAGAAGGAATCGTTCACTACCACAAGGAGTCGACCAGGGCGAGCCAGTTCGTCCGGAAGCCTATTTGGAGCAAGCTCAGGGAAACTAATTTCGATCTTTTCATAGCTCATGCGAGGGGTGCGTCCAAGGGGGTGGGTGGACCCGAGTCCAACATCAACAACCACCCCTTCACATCGGCAGACCGAACTCTAGGCATGGTCCACAACGGAAGGATCGACGATTGCGAGTACTGCGTACTCAAGAACAAGTACGAGGTTCGATCAGGGTGCGACTCCGAGATAATACTTCGCATCGTGGAAGCTTCGGGGCAGGACAGGCTCAAGGGGATTTCGGAGGTCTTCAGCCTGATCAACCATGGACACATGGCCGTTGCGATGGGCCAGCGGACATCTCATACGGACAGGGACCTGTGGCTTTTCAGAAACGAGCACAGGCCTCTATGGGTCGTCGATGTGCGCGACAGCCTCGGTCAAATCATGTTTGTTTCGGAGCCGTCCATCTGGGACGACGCCCTATCGCAGTGCGACAAGGCGAAAGGGGTAGTCAGAGCAGCGAAGGTCATAGAGTTGCCCGTGGAGCAGATTTGGCACTTCAGGCTGGCAGATGGCATTCGGCAGTCTCTTGCGCCCCAGCGCTACGCTGTCGAAAAAGGCCCAGCCATGGCATGGGAGGACGATGGATCGCGCCATGCAATTCAGACTCATGGGGTTGAGTCAAAGGTGCAGACGGTTCTGGGGGCCGACGACAGATTAGACGCTGGCAAGGTGGCGGGCGGGATTCGTCTCGACGTGCTGAATGCCTCATGCGACACTCTCATAGATTTGGTCAACAACGTGAGGCTTTTCGCCGAGCAGAAGGCAGTCGAGGAGTCGATGGCCAAGGCCGACTTCCAGAGGCTTTTACGCTCTCTGGAAGACAAGAGAACGGAGCTTGAAGAGATACTTGGCTTGATCTGAGCCAAACAAAAGGAGCAAATGCACCCCTTTGAAGACTACGACGATTTCGTCAACGAGGATTTGACGCAGAACAAGCCCATCAAGAAGCGCAAGAACGGCAAGCGCAAGGGAAGCCGAACAGAGCTTGACCTCACCAAGGTCCTCAACGCAAGGTTCGGCACGGGATTCTCTAGGTCAGTAGGCTCCGGAAATCGCTGGGGCCAGGTCAACCACCTGCCGAAACACGCAAGAGATGTCTTCTCAGGCGACCTTATAGTCCCTGAAGGATTCCGTTTCGCAATTGAGAGCAAGGGCGGCTATGACTCCATAGACGTCAACAGCGTGTTCGTGCGTGGGAACAGCGAGCTCGACGCTTTTCTCAAGCAGGCATTCGCCGATGGACAGCGGTGCGGCAGAATGCCCATGATGTGCTGGAAGCGCACGCGCAAGCCATGGCTTGCGTTCGTGCTGACCCAGGACCTTGCGGGTCGCGAGTTCAAGTACTCGATGAAGTATGGGGAATGGACTGCCGTAGCTCTTGAGCACCTTTTGAAGCTCGAGGACGATTTCTTCATAAGTCCTGGCAATCCATAATAGATAAAGATATGGAACTCAAATTCAAAATGTGGCTCAGGGAGTCAAGGGCTTCCGAGTTCGAGCAGTATCTGATATCCTGGATGTCTTCTCTAGGTGAATTCCTGCCCACCGAGGGAATGACTCATGTGGACTTCGCCAAGGAACTCGAACCGAACGCAAGCTCCCCAGAGGAGGCTAGAGAGACGCTTTTCAACAAAGGGTACATGAGGATCAACTTCTCGAACGGAATCCTGTACGCCAACAACCCACGCATCATGCCGAATCCGAGGCAGGTGGAGTACCTCAAAGAGCTGCCTGTTGAATTGGATTACATAAACGAGATAGTTTACGACAACGACAGAAGCACAAAAACACTATGGTCAAGAAAAGACATGATGTGATTTTTCGCCAGAGTCGCGCTCACTCATAATCCCGAAGATTGTAGACATTGGAGCCTTTCGGCAGGCAAGACACAACGCCGTACTCGGTCAGGAACCAGTGCCACCTGTCCTGCTTGGCGGGCCTGATCTGGTCGCCGTAGCCGTCCGTGATGACAAAGACCGCCATAGGGTGCCTCTCTCCACGGTTCATCTCGCTCTGTATGTGTTCCTCAAGTATCGAGAAGGAGGTGCCGCCGCCCCCATATACCTTTTTGCTCTGCAAGGTCGTCTCCTGTATCTCCGTGTCGAAGCAGAAGAGTCTGACTTTGAAGCGCCACTCCGGCAGCGACTCGGCAGCCGTGAAGAACCTGTCCTTTAGGTTCCAGCAGGAACCGCTGGTGTCCAGGTAGAACCACACGTCTATCTTGCATGCCTCAGGGTCGTTTACCTCCATCTCCATCTCTGTGGGTATTATCATGTCGTTGGGCAGCGCCACCATCCTTCGGTTCGTGCGGGACCACTGTTCCACTTCCTTTTCCGTCGACCTGATATGCTTGAGAGCCCAGTTCTTGATCACTTGCTCCCACTTGCGCTTCTTCTTGACATATCCGGTGTTCAAAAAAACCCAGTGGCCAGTGCCCTGGGGGGAGCGTTCCCTGCCTTCCTTTTTGTCGGAGTCTTGATAATGTTTCTTGACCGTGTTCTGCAGGCTCTTCTTCTCCTCCGGGGTCAGATTCTCGTTTAAGTCCTTCAGAACTTTGCCCCAGTCATCGCTCTGCTTACCCATCCCAGAGTGGTCGTCCAAGGTCTTCGGGCTTCCGTCCCCCTCCTCCCCAGTTCCCATGCCGCCCATTCCATATACAACCTCAAACAGACCGAGGTAATACTCAAAGCTTTCGTCCTCGGGAGGCTTCGGGTCGCGATCCTTGAAGACGGTGTCGATCCAGCAGAGCTGCGATTCGTTCTGTATCTTGGTTCGGTCGAATCCGAAGTTCTTGACCAGCGAGTGGTTGACCACGATGTCCATGGCGGTATTGGCGGCCCCGCCGTTTATCCCGGCGTCCTTCGCGCGACTTCCGTGGTTCAGCACGACATGGAGGGCTTCATGGCTAATTACGAAAGACTTGTTGTACTCGTCCAAGGACTCCCAGAAGCTTGGGTTGAACCTGAACCAGACGTAGTCGCCGTTGGCATCGAACTGGATGCAGGCCGTGTCGATGGTTTCGTCGAAGACGGGCTTACCCATTTCCATGATCTTGTAGAAGACCGCATGGTGGTCCTCCAGGCCCAAGCCAAGGCTCAGCCACTCCTCGTCGGTGATGTGGACGCGCTTGTCGGCAGACGAGGCTATGATCTTGCTCATGGCTTGCCTTCGGTTTGAGCCTACCGGTTCGATGCCAGGTTGGGCTTGTCGTTGAACATCTTGGCCACCTCTGGGAACTCTGTCAGGTGGCGCCTTATCTTCTTGCAGAGCTTGGCGTTCTGGTTGGCCTCCATGACATCCTTGCATATCTTGTGGAATACTGGATGCTTGGAAATGCTAGTTATTGCGTGGTTGCAGAAATCCTCGCTGGAGTCTAGCAGCGCGCTAATCTTTTCGTTGGGCAGAAGAGGCCCGTAGAAGTCAAGGTAGTCGGTCGATTTGAGTATGTACTTGATCGCGCTGTCAAAGTCGTTCTCGTTCTCCATCATCTTCTTCGCTTCGGGGATGTTCCTCGCTTTCATGACGGAGTCAAGGCGATCCGTGATAGGCCCGTTTTTCAGGGTCTGGCTCAGCTTGCTGACGTTGCAGGAGGGAGGAAGCACGTCGCGCATGTCGCCACGCTGAAGGTAGATGTCGAGGGCATACTGGAGCCTGCGAGGGCTAACCCTGTCCTTCTCTTCCTGTGGAAGCTCAACCCACCAAGCTATGGCGCTGTCCGCAAGCCGCCTGTCGTATCTCTTTCTGAACCAGTCGGCATTCGGGCGGTAGGGTATCTCGACTGGTATCTGGAACCGATCCAGCTGAGCTGGGTCGAGCTTTTCCACGTCGTAGTTGAGTACATCGTCATCGTCGGGGTTGATCGCCGCCCAAACGAAGCGCAGGTTCTTGAACTTCTTGCCGTTGATCGACCTGAACTGGATCAGCTCCATGACGGCGTTGCGGATCTTCTTGGGTGAGCGGTTGAACTCGTCGAAGAAAAGCGCTTCGATCTCGTCGTTGGCGAACTCCTTGGGGCGCACGATATCCAGCACCGGAACGCCCTCGCTGGTGCAAATGATATGGTTCAGCAGTATTTTGGCCTGGTCGTCGCTTAGCCTCCAGTTGTTGGCGATCCACGTCAGCGCCATCTTCTCGGACAACGAGTTCAACTCGCGTATGAGCTTGTACTCGGCGGGTTCCGTCTTTTGCTTCATCTCCCTTGGAATGCCCACAAAATCGACCCAAGGGTCCATGGTGGAAGCTGAAAAGTACTTCCACTTTAGCCCGTGCCTCTCGAACGCGTCCTGCACCATCGCCGTCTTGCCGACGCCGTGCTTCCCTATCAGGAGCACGTTGAGGTTGTGCTGAATCCAGAAGTCAAGCTTGATGTCCTTGAACGCACTCATGGCCTTGCTCATCCCCTAGTTTGCGGTTGGCAAGTAAGGTTACCACGATTGTTTCTTTTTTGCGATCAAGAAAAGATTTGCAGGGCGTTTTTCTCGGAAACGAACGTGCTCTCGCCGAGGTTGACCTCAAACCAGATGTTGTAGATGCCCTCGTCGAACTGGGTCGTGTCGAGGAAGTAGTACCCATATCCCCTCTCACGGTAGTCAACCACTTGCCTGTCAACCACCAACCTCAAGTCCTGCTCTGGAGGAAGGCACTCGCCGCAGGCCATCTCCATCGAGACTCTGATGTCTGCGTTGACTGCGAGGTTCTCGTAGTAGGGGAGTATGTCGGCCCCCTTGGGGACGTTGGGCGTGATCTGGATCAAGATATATCTCTTGCTTCCTTTGGATACTCTATTCGGCCTGAAGTTGAAGTTGAAGTCATAGATGGGCGGGGTCGGAGTGGTGAACCAGAGCTGGGAGTAAACCTGAAACTCGTTGGTGATGTTGCCAGAGGCGCACTCGCCATCCTGGAAGACTATCGACCAGACATCCTGGTAGACGCCCACTTGGTACGTCGACGTGTCGAGGTAAAGCGCAATCAGGTACTCCCCCGTCGCAGTGTTCTGGACGGAGGAGGCCGGAATAGTCTCGACCAGAGTGGCGCCGCTTGGGTTTACATCGGTGCGCTGCGTGGGATCTAGGAAGTAGATTTTTACCTCCGTGATCTCCTTCACGTTGCTCCGGCTGTTACTGTTGAAAGTAAACAGCCGGAGGTTAACCGTGTCGCCGCAAGTCGGGTTCTGGAAGCGCTCTTTACTCATCGCGATTTACTCTTAGCCTTGCGTTGTTGGGCCTCCATAGCCTTGTTCTCGCTCTCCTTCTGCTCTATGAAACGCTCAATCATCCACTTCCTGAGAAGAATGGGCATCTGCATGGTCTTTTGCGGATCCAAGTGCAGATGGTACTGGAAAAAGAATATCTCCTCAGCAAGCGCTTTCCAAAGCGCTATGCTTGGGTCTTGGCCTTTTTCCGGCGTGGGAAGAAAAAATTTGCCTCCAGCGGCAGATCAAGGCTGAACTCTGCGAGGCAGCTTGCGCACACGATCTCAACATTGGTGTCAACGCCGAAAAGCGGCTCGTTGATGCAGTTCCTTACGTGGGACACATCGTTGATCGGCAGGTTCTTGAGGAGAACCTGAAGCTCGTTCTTGCTGGTGATGCCGTCGATCTCCTGCAGCAGCATAGCAGTTCGGTAAATCAGCGTGTCGTCCGCTGCGCTGTCCCCGAAGGCCTTGATGCGGCGGTCGCGATGGTCTTGGATGTCCTGCTCGTCCTTGCCCGTCGAGAGCCTGTAGGTGAAAGGCAGCTTGGTTGACGGCAGCACGTCCGAGAGGATCGGGCCGTAGTCGTCAGGGCAATACTCCACATACAAGTCGTTCAGGTTGATGGCAGTGCTGAATTTCGTATCGCACTCGGGGCACTTGATCTCTACCTCGTAGCTGGGGCTGTAGGATATGCCACGCAGATAGATCAGGATGTAGGTGCGGTCGATCGTCAGGAGGTTCTCGGCCCGGTAGCCCTCCTTGATGCACTTCTGGAAGATCATGTTGATGGCCTGCCCCTTCTTGACGAAGCGAGGCGTCGCGAGAATCTGCTCCTCCTCGCCCGTCATCGGGCGCAGCGAGATGATGCCATTAGTCGGGCCGTCCACGCCGTTGTAGAACTTGCCCTTGGATGGCAGCTGAATCTCCTCGTAGGTTCCCGAAGAACCCTTCAGGCTTTCAAGCAGCTCCTTCAGGTGGCTGCTGCCGGAGATTTGGGAGGGAGCGCGCTGGGGGACGGGCGACTCGCCGCCTGCGCTGATGTTGCCGAAGCCCCTCTTGGGCTCGTTTCCGCTAAGGTCCTGCTCGACTGGCTGCTGCGCTGTCTTGGCCTGCGATAGAGCCTTCTGGAATGCTGGAGGCATGTTGCCAGTGATTTTGGGCAACGGGTTGCCGACCTGTGGCGCGCCCTCTTCATTTCTCACATTCGATTGAAAGTTCTGGACCTGGTCGACCGGGTTCTGATTGCTGTCTGACACGTTCTGCTCCTGTTGCTGCTGTGGTGCTTTGCGAGGACGAAACACTTCATCGGCCATTTTTTTCTCCTTGTGGAACTCAATTGAATGAGAGCTTCGCCAGCGTAATTGAGTGTCTCATTCATGGAAATAAATCTCAAAAATGTTGAACAGCTTATTTTCATGGACAAGTCCGTGCAGAGGCTGCTGCCCAAGTACAAGTACTTGTTCGATCAGTACAATCTTTCCTTCATGATTCCAGGGATGCGCTCCCTAGCGCAGAGAAGTGTTCTCGACTTTCTTAATGCGGCGGACGGCGATGCAGTCGCCGTCCTTGAGGGGCACTTCGGCCAAGTGGTGTCGATTGGCAAGCTCCAAGATGCGCTTGTCGAACACTATGATTGTTATATAGACGACCACGAGGGGTTGTGCGCCTTCTCGGACTTCAAAGAGTTCTGCATAACGAGGCGAGGTCGCGAAGCAAAACTTACATTCTGGAGATGACATGAGTTCCTATGACTTGCTGATGTATCTTTTGAGCACCGTGGGCATGTGCCACATAGTTGTCGACGGCTCAATTCTTGAGTGGTTTAGGGACTTCGTGAAGAAGGCGGCCGCCAAGTGCAAGATGCCGAAGCTGGGCACGGTCGTGGACTGCTACATGTGCGCAGGCACATGGTGCGGATTCCTCATGGGCTACATATGGCTTGTCTGCCCGAGGTGGCAGCAGCTCGGTTCTGGCCTTGCCTGGGCAGAGGTCTTCGCGTGCGGCTGCGCCGGGGGTTTCCTTTCCAACTTCGCCGCCGTGCTTCTCAACTGGATTGAGGCGAACACGATGGTGCATCTGCCAGAGGAAAAGCTGCCCGAATGACAGAACAGCCACCGAAGTACGTTCTGCACTGCGCAAGCTGCAACTTCAAGCGGTTCACGGATGGCACGGATTTGACAGACCTTTTCGAGATCAAGAGGTGCGAGCCCATGCGCTTCGTGCCGAAGGTGGACAAGTACACAAAAAAAGTCGTCGTGTCCAACAACATCAAGAGGCCCAAGATGTACAGGTGCCCCAAGTGCGGGCACACGCTGAAGGGGTTCCCCTCGGGCGTAAAGACGGAGGTTACCGAAGATGGCCAGACCAGTCAGCCTAATGGACGTGAAACAGGCGTTGAGGGACAGTCGCTTCCGTGAAAGCCTTCCAGAGTCCCTGAAGCCAGACGTCCAGAAGTTCTTGAGCAACCCAGGTTGCGCTTGCAACGTCCCGATCTACCAAAGGGTTCTCAAGGAGGGTGCAGAGCAACTGCGCAGCTACTTCCCCAACAGGCCGATAGCGAACCTGGAGGAGGAGGTAAAGCACATCGCAGAAAACCACTGGAGAGTAATCAACTGCAAGGCCTCAGAGCTTGAAGCTCAGCTCAAGAAGCTGCCACCGGGAAGAAAGCAACTCGCAGTGGCGAGGTATGAGGACGAGGTGACCGTGGTGGTCAACGAGCTGGATGTGATCTACTGACGAACATAGATTCTGGTTTTTAAAATCATCTCATCGCACGATCCCATCATTTTCACGGGGTAGTCGGAATATTTTGATATCTGCATGGGCCAGAGCGATGAGCTCAGTCTGCGACTGCCCAGCACCACGGCGTTCTCATAGAATTCCTTTGCGCGACCATAGTCCGCCATTTTGTAGTAAACGTCCCCCAGCAGGCACCAGAACTCAGCCATCGTTGGCTTTTCGGCAAGGCATGGCAGAAGGCTCTCAAGGCAAGCCCTGTAGTTCTGCTTGGCGTAGCAGTTAACCAAGGCGACATAGTACCTCGTCATGAAATAAGACATTTGCCTTTTTGTTTCGGCATGTAGGTACGAATCTGCGTAAGCTAGAAACGAGTCGACGTTGCCGGCTTTTAGATGCGATGAGGCCAAGTAGTACAGAGGCTCCGTGTTGAATGGCGAGGATTTGTGCCATTTCTGACATAAGGCCACCCGATCTACCTCTGATTCCCTTTCGACGGACGCTATGAAGCAGTCCGCTTGGTCTCCTTGCAGGTCCAGCCTCTCGAAAACGGGGTTCTTGAATCTGGCTTTGCTGGACTTCTTCCAGGCCCTCACCTGCTTCGTCACCAGATCCCCGTCGATGCAGGATAAAGCTAGGCACTCTCCCTTTTGCAGCATGGCTCGGGCAAGTTCGTCATGACCGCCCACTATTCGCTCGTTGGGCTCTACCCAAAGGTTCCACTCGGTGCTTGAGTGGGATGCCATCGCGTTTCTGGCTTGGGCGCCGTCTTCGGCGGAGACCCTTATCACTCGCGCATCATAGAGCCCGCATAAGGATAGGGTGTCATCCCTGCTGCCAGCATCTCCTACGAGAATCTCGCACTTAAGGGAATCAAGGCTGTCCAGACATCCCCTGATCGTCTTGGAGTCGTTGCGTACCAGAATGTGTGCCGTCAGCGCTTTTCTCATCATTTTCACCGAAAAGCTGATTTAAGAGATATTTGATAGCATCAGAATCTTCATTGTTGCCATTTGCCTTGTAAAATGAATTTAGTTCACGATAGTTTTTTGGAGCTCTAGGGTTTTGAATGATATCCAAAAAAATATCCTGAATTTTTCTCATATTCTAGTATAGTTTTTTTAAACAAGGGGATCAATGGCTACCGAATACCTCAACAACCAGACTTTCGAGGCGTTGATCAAGAACTTCCAGCAAGTGAAGAAGGAACGCATCAAGTACCAACTGTTCATGGACGACATAGTCTCCACCCAGCAACGCATGCTCCGCCGTGGCGGCTTCAGCAAGCCCGAGTCATGGCTGGCTGTTGAAAGCGACTTCAAGTCTATATCCAGCACCTTCCATGAAGCACAAGATGATTTAGCTATAGCTTTCTACACATTATCAGAAAACATAGTTCGTTATGCCAAATTCAACCTCATAGATCAGGATGATGCCATACAAGAGGGGGTGATGATCTGCTTTGAGAAAATAGACAGGTTTGACCCGGAGAAGGGCAAGGCGTTCAACTACATGACCACTTGCGTGCTGAACCACTTCCGTCAGCTATACAGATCTGCCAGAAACTACAATGAGCTTAAGCGGAAGTATCTTGACTTCGTTCAAATTCAACTGGATTACAAGATACCGCTACTCAAGTCCAAAAGCCTATACAAGCGACACAATATAGTCGCCGACGCTTGAATCTACCATCTGATTCATTTATAATTTTCTGTTCAATTTTGGTATACAACATGACAAAAAATAGCAAAAGCATATTTGAGCATCTTGAGAACCAGGAGCTGATTCAGAAATTGATCGACAACGGCTTCGGTAAATTAGTCGACGCGTTCTTGTCGCACGACGGCAAGGTTTACACCAAGAAGGGTCGCCTCAACAAGTCAGGCGCTTGTCGCGTCATGAAGTGCAAGGCCAAGGAGCTTGAAGACATGCTGAAACGCTGTCAAGAGCTCCTTGGCCGTGAGCTGAGCCTGGAAGATCCGGTGGCGGAGGAGGAGTCGGAGGACTAGGTTCCTACTCTGTATGCTCGGTCGTACCTCAAGGTAACATCGCACGTTATCACCTCGCTCGAGGTCATGTCTAACTCGCCGAACTCCACGTTCTGACACCAGACCGACTCAAAGACCCATTGCTCAACGCTCGTTCCGCAACCATCGTACAGGTCTAGGTAGGCATAGTCCTTCTTGAGGTCGGCAGGATAAAGGAATGTTCCTTTTTCTGGGTTGTAGTAGGTTTGTATCCATCGGAACACAGGATGGAAGTTCTCGCTGCTGAAAAGCGGCTTTGTGTCATAGAGTGTCATGGTTATGGGCTTCCAGTCAGGACGGCCTGCAAGATAAATAGTTTCTTGCATGTGGTTGACCTCTATTTCCTTGAAGCTCAAGGCTGGTCTGGCAGCCTTCTGGTGAAGTAAAACCCCGATTCCCTCTGATGCGACGTCGGGTATGCGCAAAATCCACCGGTGTTTTCTCTTGAAGCAAGTTGTTGGGTCCTCAACAAACGGCCCGAGACCCATGTTGACCATATCAGCCTCCAGATGTGAAAAAAGCCCTGCATATCCTTGAAAGAGATATACAGGGCTTCGATTTTAGGTTCAGGTTGATTAGGAGCAACCCACGCAGGCGCAGGGGCTGAACTGAGTTCCGCAACCGGCCTCGTATGTAGCGGCGTGGAAGCGCAGCGTCAATTCGACGGTGACTTCCTCGGAGGAGCTGTAGTCCAGCTCGCCGAAGTTGATGGCTTGGGGCCACACGCCTTCCAGCGTCCAGGTTTCCATCACGGTTCCGCAACCGTCATACAGGTTGAGGGTGCCGGTGCCGGCATAGCCGGGGTTGCCGGTGTTGCCCTTGGCAGACGATTGCTTCAGCCCCACCGGGTCGGTGAAGTCGTAGACGCCAGCCAGCCACGAGTACAGGTTGGTGATACCCGGGTTGTTGCCGATGTCGTAGTAGGTGACAGTGACTGCTTCCCACGTTCCCTTGCCCGGAATCCACATCTTGCCGTGCAAGTAGTTGATTTCGGTCTCCTCGATGGAGAGGTTCGGGCGCGCAGCCAGTTTCACGAAGGCCTCGGGAATCTCGTCGGTGCAGTACGGCTTCAGCTTGAACGTCCACCGGTACTTCCTCTTGAATACGATATCTGGTGCCTCGCCCAGAATACCTAGTCCCATTTCTTGTGCCATTTTGTGCTCCTTTGTCTAGTTCGGTTTTGCTGGATTAGAAGGTTTCGGCACCAGCAGTTGCGAAGCTACCGGTCCTGTGGATTGAGAATTCGATGAACATGAACTCCA